CTAGGATTGTGCCCCCCACCTGAATAGTTCCGACCGTACCGTTCGCAATGTTCTCTGTAGCGATGCCAGCCACGTTAGTGTGCGTCGTGTTGTCCGCTGGTTCAGCTGTGCTGTACGCACCAGTACTGCCAACAAGGGACACAAGGTCACCTTGAGCAATCGTCGCGACCGCATACACGGTCTTCGTGAGGCCTGTGGCGCTGTCATCGCCGCTCGGGGTGAGGTTCCCTTCGTGGTAGACAGTGTTCCCGTTGACCGACAGCTCTCCGTTGAAGGCAAAGACGCCGTCTGTCTGTAGGGTCAGGATGTTCGCTGAGGATCCATCGGCACGGCGAATGAGGCGCGTCGCGCCGCTGGCGAGCGTGTCAAGGCCAATGTCGTGGACGGAGGTGTCCGCGAGCGTTCGTGTGACGCGAACGTACCGGAAGTCATCCCCCTGCGGGTCGATCTCGAGGTTGTACCGCATGGCGACCGGTGCATCGAACTCTACGGCTCCAGTGAGCGTTCCGCCCGACTTAGCGAGGTAGCTGCTGGGCGTGAAACTCCCTTCGTGCCATACTTGGTTGTCACCGATGCGCCACTTGGAGTTCAGGTAGTCGAAGCGGAGGGCGTCCTCTAGCGTTCCGTCGTTTCGGGGGCGGAGGCCGAGGTAGTCGCCGACGCTGACAAACTCCAGGTCGTAAACGCCGCGGGTGAGGTCGAAGAAGACGCCGTCCGCAGTCAGGTCCTGGTTCAGGTCTGCGCTTACAGGGACCCCGCCGGGTGTGGAGCCGTCGCCGAGGAAGAGCTTGAGCTCGTCGGTCGTGACGATCGGCTCCCCGAGTACGGGTGTGATGCTGGTCCTGTCGGCCTCGAGGCCGCGCCTGAACTGAAGCGCCATCAGAAGACTCCGAAGTCGTTGTTGCCGGTGGGGGCGGCGAAGGTGCCGTAGTCATCGACTCCGCCGCTTGTAGCGTCGACGTTGTCCAGGATCCCCGTCGCCATCGCCGTCATCATCAGGAGACGAACGTCGGCGAGCGTCTCGGCGCCCGTGAGGGCGTTCTCGGCGGCGGTGACTTCCGTCGCCATGTCTTGTCCCATCGCAGATGCAGACATTCGGTCTCCTTACTGGCCTGTGCCGTTGACGACGCCAGGGCCGGCCGGGGTGCTTACGGGGTCGCCGTCGAGCGCGACCTTGCGGCCGTTGACGGTGACGGGGGATGCGTTGGTGATCGCTACGTTCGCTGCGGACGCCACGGTCACGCCGGCGATGCTGTTCACGGTGATGCCGGACGCGTTCAGGGTTACGGACTCACCGGTGTGATGCGATACAACGATCTCGTCTGCGGTTCCGTCGAACAGGATCTGGTTTCCCAGGCGGTCGACGATCGTGATCGCTTTGAGGTCGTGGTCGAGGCGGATACTCTCCCCCGGAGAGTTCTTCATCTCGATGTAACGGAGGGGGATCCGCTCGTCCGTATTATAGTAGATCGATTGACCGTTGTGGTCTGCCCACTCCATCAATCGGTTGTCCCACTCGATGGTGTGAAAGTCGCCCAAGCCGTTCTGGGTCTTGACCCAGCGATTCGGGGTATCGGGGTCGCTGTTGATCATCCACTGCTGGCCGTGGTTGTCGTACAGCTTCTGCCAGTGGCTCGGCACCAGGGCGAGAGGATCGATCTTGCTCTCGTACGCCTGGAAGTGTCCAGGAACGAACCGCTCGAGCTTCAGGTTCATGTCGAGCAGGCTGTTGCTGAAGGCGAGCCTGGATCCCTCGGCCTCGCCGATGTTCAAGGACTGGAGGGTCATCTCCTCTTCCTTGTCGGCCGCGGCGACCGTGAACTCGAGCTTCTGGCCGTGACGGGCGCGGAGCGTCGTCCTGGCCTTCAGGCCCTCGTCGCTGAAGAGCGTGTTGCCGTCATCCAGGTCCGGGGCGTCGAACGGCCCGCCGATCCGCGTCTCGTCGTGCGGATCCAGCGGCGCGACAGGATCCCCTACGAACTCCAGGAACTGACCGATCCGATCGGTGAGCAGGAGCGACTGTTCGCCCGGCTCTTCGTTCACGCCGAGACCGGCCCCCATCGGGAACTTGAGGCCGTGCCAGTACGGGTTCCAATACTCGCCAGCGCCGTGGTCGTGCCCCTTCTTGTGGTCGCTGACGTCGTAGGGACTGGTGTGGTCCACCGCGTCTCGCAGGTCCGCCTTGTACGGCCCTTCGGAGAGGTCGCTGAACTCGCTGGGTGAGGCGTCCAGGTTGAACGTCGTGTACGCGCCCTCCCAGACGGGGTAGCGGACGTCGCCGTTGCGGAGGGTGATCCACACCTTCGACCCCTCCAGCGGGACGCTCCACAGGTGCCCCGCATGCTTCGGGAGGCACCAGGGGCTGACGTCCGCGCCGTAGAGCGGCTTGTACGACACCTTGATGCGACCCGAGCGCATCGGGTCGTGCACGTCGACGACCGTGGCTGGGTAGGTGCCGAGGTAGTTCTTCATCGCCCGCCCGAGCCGATCTCGGAGTCGATGTCCTCCGCGTCGACGTCGACGGTGTGCGTGTAGCCGTCCGGACCGGTGGCTGAACCGTCTTCCGATCCGCCTTCCGACCCTCCGGCTTCCGTGCCTTCACCGTCCGCGTCACCGGGGAGCTGCCCGAGCCCGCCGGTGATCTCGGTCAGGAAGCCATCGCTGCCAAGCCTGTGGACCACTTCGGCGCACAGGTAGTTTCCGGAGAGCTTCTGTCCCACCCCGCGGATCTCGATGATGTCGTTCGCGCGGAGGGTCGGATCCCCGATCAAGGTGATGATCGCTTCGATCGCCTTGAGCTCTTCCTCGGCGACGTTCGCACCCGCCTGGTCTTCGGCGACCTCGGGTTCGGTTGCCGGGTCGGAGGCGTCGAGCACTTCCTTCACGGCACCGGGAGGTTCGTTCACCCACTCGTAGTAGGCACCAGGAGCGTCAAGGCTGAGGTACCGGCCGCCCCGTGCCCGCTCGGCGTCCTCCCCCGTCTGCGTCTCGTCGACATCCTCACCGCTGCCGTCCATCCCACTGGCGTTCGTGGAGTCCCCACCGGACGCGTCGGGTCGGCTGGTGTTGATCTGCGGCGAGAACGTGATCAGTACAGGATCCTCCCGCTCCGTCACGAAACTGTAGCTGTGCTTCGGCTTGTTGTAGAACGGTGCCGATTTGAAGTGCAGCGTCTGGCTCTCGCTGTCGAACCAGACGCGGTACGCCCCGGCATGCGCCGTGTCCGCAGCGACGGCGTTGCTTGCGAGGCGCTTCAGGAAGTCCCAGTCGTTCTCGTTCTGCGCGATCTCCGTCAGGGTGTGCTTGGTCGGCTCGACCTCTACGTTCACACCGATCTCCGCGGCGAGCAGTTCGACCGCCTCGGAGCGTGTGATCTCCGCCGTGTCGGCGTTCCGCCACACCTTCTGTCGCTGTCCGAACAGGGCGCCTGCCACGCCGTCGTAGGCGTACAGGCGGAGGGTGAGGCCACCAAACGCATCGAACGTCGGCTCGGTGACGGTGATGACGCTCTTGTAGGTGGGCGTCAGGTTGCCGGGGTAGCCGAAGCGCCACTCCAGGTCCTTGCCTTCTTGCAGGTGCGGGGCGTCCACCAGGTCAAGGCGCGAGTTGGCGAGCGTGACGGTCGTTTCCTTGCCGCCGTCGCCGAGCTCGCGGTGTTCGAAGCTGACGACCGACACGTCGTCACGCTGCGTCAGGCTCACCCCGCCGGCGCGCACCATCAGTACCGGTCCGTAACGGTCGCTCACCGCAACAGGTCGAGCTGAAGGTGCTCGAAGCTAGGGATGCGAAGGGTGGCTCCGACCTCCAGGTCGAAGATCCAGAAGATGTCGTTGTACTCGGCGATGACCCACCACAGCGTGGCTTCACCGAGGTAACGGTGAGCGAGCAGGTCCAGGCGGTCGTGCTGCTGGATCACGTGGTAGACGTCGTCGTATCGCGGGTCGGTGTCGACGAACGGCGTTTCGGGGCTGATCCAGCGCGTGCCGCTGTCGACGACCAGCGTGGAGTCGCGGTAGCGGGACTGGCTCATTTGCGGTTCCTCCGGTCCGTCATGCTCTTGGCGCGAACCGCGTCCTCTTCGAACCGGACGCTCAGCACCGCGTACCTGGTGCTCCCATCAGCACGGGACAGGCGGTAGGAGACCGTGATGTCGGACAGGACGCAGTTCATGGCGATGCCGTTCTCGCCGAGCGCGAGGGTCATGCGGGCCGGTTCACGGTTCGCGAGCGTCTCCGCGCCCGCATCGGGGTAGGTGAGGGACTCCCACGTGTCGATCATCTTGTCGATGTCCGTCACCTTGCCGGCGAGCGGGTCGTCGGCGAGGAGGTGAAGGTCGAACGACACCTGGCGGCCGTTCCCGCCGGCGTACTGGAGCCTCGGGTGGTGGATGAACGGAATCTGGTGCTTCACCCAGTTCGCCCCGCCCGTCACCTCGACGGTGGACGGGTTGTACATGAATGAGACCTGACTGAACGACGCCCCGCCGCGGTGCGTCAGGGTGCCCTTGGTGACGTTCGGGGGTGCCTTCACTGTGCTCCACTCCAGACGGGACGGCCGACCTGCCCGCTTCGCTGCTCAGCGCGGCGGAGAACGCGCAGCATCGTCTGGCCGTCGACTTGTACGTTGATTGTCTCGTCGCGGTTCGCGATCTCCTCGAGGAGGTCCGCCAGGCGGTCACGGTCGGCCTGGTCGACCTCACCGTCGCTGGAGAGGTTCTCGTACAGGCGCTGGAACAGCCCGTGGTTCAAGAGCCTGCTATCCAGGCTTGAGGCGTTGGACAGGTCCGCGCCGCTGGGTTCCCACGCCGTCGCGTTGGATCCGACCGGGGCGCGGAACTCCTCGACCGCCGCACCGGCATCCGAGTTGTTCGCGGTGACCGACCCGAGCAGGGGGATCAGCGGGATGTCCTGCTGGCGGTACTTCATCCAGTCCATCGGCAGGTTGTTGTGCAGCGAGAGGGCGCGGTTGACGACCATCAGGACGTCGTTGATCTTCTCTTCCAGCCACGACCCGCTGAGGGCGCCGGCGATCGACTCCCGGACCGACTCCCGCATGTCGGTGAACGCGCTCTTGATGCGATCCAGGATCGGGCCGAGCCGGTCGGCGATGGTGTCCCAGTTCTGCCACAGCCACGCGCCCGCTGTGACGATAGTCGCCAGGGCGGCGACCCACGGGTTGGTGAGGCGAACGAGCAGCATCCACCGGAAGCGGGAGATCCAGGCTCCCGCCGTACGGACGAAGCGGACGATGCCTGCGCCGAAGCGTCCCCACAGCGGCTCGAGGCGGTAGAAGATCGACACGATCTCGTTCCCGATGCGCGGGATCAGGTCGAAGAACCAACCGACCGCCTTGATGACGGCCACCACGTACTTCTGGATCGCTCCGCCGAAGCGGCGCCATACGGCGGGACCGAGCTTCGCCCAGAGCGGCTCCATCCGGGTGATGAACCCAGCGATCGTTCGTCCGAGGAGGTCGAGCGCCTGCTTGGGCCACCGGAAGATCGCGAACAGGCGACCGAAGTTCCTGGCGTTGAACACCCACCGGAAGCCGGAGAGCAGGAGTTCGCCCCACGCCCTTGCATTGGCGAGCATGAGGACGCCGAGGCGCCTCAAGCCGGGGAGCATCAGGCCGCGCCACAGCAGGGTGGCGAGGGACCGCACGATGGCTGGACCGAACGAGAACAGGCTGAGCAGCATCAAGGGAAGCGCCGCGGGGTTCTGCACCCACTGGCTGAAGATGTTGCCGGTGGTCTCCCCGATCGTCTGCTCGCCGCGGAAGAGCTTCATGATCTCGTCGATCGTGACGAGCAGGTTATCCGCCAGGTTGAGGGTCTGCTCCAGGAACATGATCAGGCCGCCGCCGTCCCCGGAGAACGCCTTCTCCACCCAGTACGCGACGGTCTGGAAGATCGAGTAGAGCGTCGTTCCGAGTTGGTCGATGACCTCCAGGGCCTTCGACCACACCCCGGCCCACTCCTCGTTGTTGAACGTCCGGCCGAACCAGGCCCCGATCGTCGCGAACAGCGACTGGAACTCCGCCAGCCGGTCGGGGCTGGTGATGTACGCCCAGAAGGCGACGCCGCGCCCCTTCAGGTCCGCGTACATGTCTGCGATGCGGCCCTTGACGAGGGGCACGACTTCCTGTAGCTTCCTGACGAGCTCAGCGCGTTGCTCGGGGTTGAGGCCGATCGCCCAACCGAGCAGACTCCCCACGCCCGACCAGCCGCGGCTCTTGTAGATCGAACCGAGGTTGGGGATGGCGAGCTGGAAGCGCTCCATCGTCATCAGGAACTTGGAGAGCAGGTTGCCGGAGCCGAGGGTTTCGTCAAGCGACCCGGCGAGGTCCCCGAACCCAACTCGGCGCAGTCCAGCGATGGCGGCGGCCAGCCCCCCGACGAGCAGGAGGAACGGTCGGAGGTTCATCAGTGTGAACGCGAGGCGGCCCAGGAACGACAGGATCCTCGCGGTTCCGCTGACGGTCAGGAGCAGGCCGACGGCGTAGCCGATCGCCGTGCCGATCTGGCGCCACATTTCGACGTTCTCCTTGCCGGGCACCATCAGGCGGTCCATGAAGTCCTCGGCGAGGCCGAAGTAGTGCAGGATCGGCTTCAGGGTGGAGTCGTAGAGGGTCTGGAAGATCCGGAAGATGTCGTTGTAGAACCCCCTGAACCCCGCCAGCAGGCCTTCCCAGGCGGCCTTGGCCCGCCACAGGAAGGCGAAGAGCTTCACCGCGAACCCTTGGAGGCCGTACTCACCGAGCGCCGTCCACTCGTCCATGAACAGGAACGATCGACCCTCGGAGTTGACGCGTTCGAACAGCGTGACCATCGTGTCGTACAGCAACTTCACGCGCGTCCAGACGCCCGTCACGAACTCTTGGATCCCGCCGAAGTTTGCTTCCCACGCCTTGCGGAGGGCGAGCATCGCGCCGACCATGAGGGTCATCGCGAGGGTGATGTCGCGGAAGGTGAGGAGCATGCCGAACCGGGCGAGGCGCGGGAAGACCATGAACTGCGACATCATCTGTTGCATGCCGAGGTTGAACAGGTTGAGGCCCGCCCGGCCGGCCAGGATGGCGCTGAGGACGCCGGTGAAGATGAAGGTGCTCGCCGCGATGCGCATGAACACGCCGACGATCTCCTGGCTGCCCTGAAGGAAGTCCTGAATGGCGATCAGGACCTGGTTGAACACCATCAGGAAGTTCGTGAGCTCCTTCAGGACGCTCTTCCCAAGGTTGATCGAGATGTTCTCAAACAGCGAGATCATCCGGTCGAACTGGTACTTACCGGTCCGGTAGAACTCTTCGAACGCGCGCTTGATCTCGTCGGAGTCCGCGGCGTTGCGGAGCCTCTCGATCAGTTCGTTGAGGCGCTCGTTCTGGACGCCGACCAGGGGGATGGCGGCGGTGACGCCCCAGATGGAGCGGAAGACTTCGTTGAGGCGGGACAGGTCGAGGCCCATGTTCGCGCCCTCTTCGACGAGTTTCGCGAAACCCTCGTCGCTCTGCATCGCCTCTTGGAACGACATGTCCTCGGGCAGGGACTGCACCAGTTCGCCCCAGCGGCTCTGATAGTTGCTGGTCTCCATCATCTTGCCGAGTTGCTCGGGGTCGCTGATCGTGGCGTAGTCCCGGATGATGTTCAGGAAGTTGGTGAGGCCCTGCTCCTGGACGAGGCGGGACAGGTTCGTCCCGTCGGGAATGTCAATCCCCTGCTCCTTCGTCCAGCCGATGAAGTTCTCCATCGAGGCGGGTTCGCGCGTGCGGTTCTGGACGTCCATCAGCATCTGGCGGATGCCGGTGGCGGAGCGTCGGGCGTTCTGGCCGCCGAGCGTGGCGACCGCCCAGGTGGACAGGAACTCCTCGACCGAGACGTTCATCCCGGCCATCGTGGGTGCGATCTGTCCGAACTGCCTCATCATCGCTTCGATGTCCTCGATGCCGGAGACGTCGGAGAACTTGCCGAACTTCATCGCTTCGAACAGCATCGAGGCGACGCCTTCGAAGCGCTTGGCGGCGTCCTCCGTGCTGTAGACCGCGTCGTCGAGACCGACCTGGTAGGCGTTGACGATTGAGGTCATGCCCTCGACCACGCGGTTCAGGTCGCCACCGGTGGCGATCGCGAGCTGGTTTGAGACGCGGGTCAACTCGTACGCCTTGTCGACGTTGTCGATGCCCGCCTTGACGATCGTGCCGAGGCCCTCCGCCATCTCTGTCGGGTCCTGCGGGAACATGGCCGCCAGGTTGAGCGACATCTCCTCGAGCCGCGACTTGGAGACGGTGTTTTTCACCACGACCGCGACCCTGGTGATGGCGTCCTCGAACTTCATGGCGCTCCGGATGGGGAACGACATGGTCGCGAGTCCGATGGCGGACGCCGCGAGGCCCCCGATCGCCACGTTGAGCATGCCCAGGTTCCTGGACATGCGGCCCGCGACGACGGAGGTGGTGCGGTCGAGACCGATCAGCCTGCGCTCAACCCGCGTCGCCTGCTTGCTGAACATGTCGTGCAGCGACATGACGATCCCGAGGCCGAGGGTCGTGCCCCCGACACCTCCAGGGATACCGGCTACGCCGAAGGGATTGAGCGCCACTGTGGGTCTCTCCTAACTTGTGGGGGTGGGTGGGTGAATCAGGAGTGGATCAGCGTCCCTTGGAGGACTTGTCCATCTCGTCTTGCTCGTATTCCTTCTGCTTGAGCAGTCGGTCTACGAACCACTTGCGGGTGCTGCTCGGCCACTCCAGCATTTCGGTTGCCGAGAACCCCAGGCCCCCGTAGGAGAGAAGGAAGACCTCCTCTCTTACTGGCCGGCGTTCTCCGGGAAGAAAAAAGCTGGGAGCGACTGCACATCCACGCTCTGCTCGGTGCCGCAGACCGGGCAGGTGATGGGGACCGAAGTCTCGATCCCGAACTCGAGGTCGCCGATCTCGCGCTGAAGCGCGCGGCGGATCCGGAGACTTCCGGTGGCGAGGAACTGCCTGAGCTCCTGGCGGCTCTCGATCCCGTCGATCTCCACCACGCGGGTGAAGAGCAGCTCGGTGATCATCTCGCCCTTCTTGCTTGCCTGGGCGAGCTTGTCCTCGTCGACGCCCTTGCCGGGCCGGATCTTGGCGGTCAGGCCGCCGGGGAGGGTGACGATCTTCTCAAACTCCTCCGGGGCTTGCTTGACCTCCAGGTCGCTGGAGAGGTCGTCGATGTGGATCGAGATGCCTGCGTCACAGTCGCGAGCGTTGCACTCCACCTCGCCGGTGAGCTCCTCGCCGAAGGTCAGGACGCGGGTGTGGATCATGGCCGCGGTGCGGTCCGCACTCCACATGTTCTGAATGTCGGCGCTGGACGGCTTCTTGCCGTCGAGCTCCAAGATGACCGCGCCGAGGATGCGCTGGCCGATCTTCCCGCTCTTGACGATGTTCTCGTTGGCGAACAGATCCTCCTCCCGTCCCGACATCTCGCGAATCTTCGCGGTGACGCCGGACGGGAGGGTGTAGTCGTCACTCAGCAGCATTGTGTTATCCATGTCTATCTCCTAGAAAGGTCTGCGTGGCTTACGCGCGGGTGAAGAACTGGTAGGTGATGGTGATCGACTCGGTCATCACTTCGCTGGCGCCGCCGTCAAGGTCGTTGCCGTCGAAGTTGCTGATGAACGCGCCGTACAGCCGCCAGCGGTTGATCTCTTCGTCCGCCTGGTTGTACTCGACGATGTCGATCGTCTTGAACAGGTTGTCCCAGCGGTTCGACTCCGAGGTGCCCTCAGCGAAGCTGAGGAGCTCCTGCATCCACTCGATGAAGTCCGCGTCCGAGCCGAGCAGGACGCCCTTCTCGAACGTGAGGTCGTCGAACGTGGCGCGGCCGGGGGCCTTCACCGGGCGGTGCGTACCGCCCGGGTTGAACTCGACCACCTCGAACGACGCCTTGGGGCGATCGCCGGTGGTGAAGTGTGCACGGTCGTAACCGTCGATCTCGACGCGCCAGTTCCACTTCTGCGCGTAGTTCGGGGTCAGCATGTAGGTGTTGACTGCCATTGTGCGTTACCTCCTGATCCTTGGGTTAGAGAAGCTCTTCGAAGTTCGCGCCGGAGCCAGTCACGATGTACTGGATCTCGAGGAACTCGACAGCCTTGGTCGGCTTGACGAAGATCTTCGCGACCATCTGGTTGTTGTCGATGTAGTACGGCGTGTTCGTCGTCTCGTCGCACACGACCGCAAAGTCGTAGAGGCCGCGGCCGTCCTTGATCGTCTGGAGGAACGGCACGGAGAAGCGCTTGAACGCTTCCCAGGTCCGCTTGTCGTTCGGCTCAAAGAGCAGGAAGCGGCTGGTGTCGCGCAGGCTCTCCTTCATGTAGTTCAGGAGGCGGCGGACGTTCACGCGGTCGAGGGCGCTCGGCTTGGAGGCCAGGACCTTCTGGCCCCAGACGACCACGCCGTCGCCGCGGAAGCTGGCGATCGCATTGACGTCGTTGTCGTACACCTCGTCGCGCTCACCCAGGGTGGTCTTGTACTCCACGCCCAGGACGTTCGCGAGGTGGCCGCGGTTCAGGCCCGCCGGGGCGAACCAGACGTCCGTGTCGGCGTCGCTCTGCGCGATCATGCCGAGCACGTGACCTTCGACCGGGACGTTGACGATGCTGGCGGTGAGCGGGTCGTACATCTTCACCCAGGGCCAGTACATCGACGCGTACGGAGCTGCGAAGCTGGAGTGCGTGTAGGTGCCCTCACCGTTGCGGTAGTCGATGACGTCCGTCGGACCGAGGCCTTCCGGCGTGCCCAGGACGGCGAACACCGTGCCGCGGTTCTCGGCGTAGGTGCCGACCGCAGTGTGAACGGCGGGCGTCTCGATGCCGGGGATGGCGACCATCTTGAGCGTCTCGACGTCGTCGAGCGCGTACATGCCGGTCTTCGCGGCGCTGTCGCCGATGTAGTCGGCGTCCTCGATGGAGGCCAGTCCGTCATCGCCGCCGGTCAGGGTGAAGCTGGCCGCCTGGTCCATGCTGCCCGCGTCGACTTCGACGGTGATGTAGCGGCTGGCGCCGTTGATCACCTTCTCGACGTAGTCAGTATCGGCAAGGACGGTGTCCTGAACGTTCCGGAAGGACTCCAGGACCGTTCCGGCGCTGTCCTGCACCTCGACGGTGTAGGGCTGCGCGGTGTCGAAGTCTACGTTGACTTGAAGGCCGTCCGCCCAGGTACCCGGGCTGGTGGCGGTCGCGGTGAACGCGACGGTCGTGCCGTCCTGCAAGGTGACGTCGATGGTGCTGGACGCCGCCGCAAGCGTGCTGGCGTCGGTGGCGTCGGTGTAGTGCGCGGTGCGGACAACGTACAGGACGCTGCCGCCGTTGTCGAAGAAGCCCTTCGCAGCGTAGGCGAGGTAGCCGTCGGTGATGAAGCCACCGAACGTCTCGACGAACTGAGGCCAGTTCGTCACGAGGGTGGGATCGCCGACGGGACCCTTCTCGGCCACACCGACCATGCCGGTGACGGCGGTCGCGGCACCCGCGACGTACAGGCTCTCGTCGATCTCCTTGTTGTAGACTCCAGGGGAGCGGTACATTCAGCCCTCCTTAGCTGAGAGTGATGTCGTTGCGGGCGGCGCGGCGACGCATCTCGTCGCTGACTTCGCTCGGCTTGACGGTTACGGAGCCGCGGGGACCGATGTGGACCCCGTTGCCATCGGTATCGAAGAGCGTGATCGCGCGGGGCGTGCGGTTTCGGACAGTGACGTCCGCGGGCCTGCTCCGCCGGCTCTTCGGTTTGCTGGGCGTGGAGTCGGCCTCCGTGGCCTTCTCCTTGAGTTCGGTCGTATCGTTCTCGCTCATGCGGCCTCCTTAGTGCCTAGGTCTCGGGAACGTCGATCGTGAAGTAGAGCTCGTCCTCGTCGTCCATGTCGCGGACTTCCGTCGTGACGCCGTGAACAGCACCGATCGTGCCCTTGGGATCCCTACTCGGCCAGACCCAAGCGTCGAAGCTGTACGTGAAAGCTCTCCGGTAGAACCTCTCGTCGTCGATGTTCCTGCTCTGGTCGGCGACGTCCGTGAGGCGGTAGTAGATCAGCGTGCCGTCATTGTCTGTTAGAGCCCCGAACTCCCTTCTCAGCCGGGAGAACAGTTCCTGCTGCAAATATAGCATGTCCTGGTAGTTCCGTGTATGGAGATCCACCTGATAGGAAAGTCTGCGATAGATCGGGTGGTCGTACACTTCGTACCCTTGGCTGAGGTCGTTCGGGTCGACGGGCGAGATCTGGTCACCCTGGTGACGGAGCGGCCGTCCCTCGATCGAGACGTCGTCGAAGTGGAAGAAGGTGATCGCCGGGTAGTTCGCCGTGCCGCCATCTTCCGCGTTGGGCACCACCGACTCGTCGGGCTGCACAGCGTAGATGGGGACGGCCGCCAGCGCTTCGGGATCGCCGGTGCGGGCGGTGTCGATCTGGATGTCGTTCAGGGTGCCCCACAGCAGCTCGTTCATGTCGTGCTCGCCGCGGATCATCGGCCCACCCACGGTTGGGGGCGCTTGCCGATCGCCCGCCTCAAAACGTTCTTGAAGCGCACGATGCCGTCCTCTGCGGCACGCTCGTAGGTGGGCCGCCAGTGCGGCCGGGCGGGAACCCGGGCACTGCCGTACTCGTGCACCATGCCGATCGTCGCCAGGTCGCTGCCCTTCTGGTTCTTCGCGCCGCGCTTGATGCCGACCTGCCACTTGCGGGGACCCATCGGCAAGACCCGGATCGCATCGAGGTAGTCACGCTTGTCGATCAGGATCCGCGGGTCGCCGCCGGTCGCGGACTTGCGTGCCCGCGTGACGGGCGACAGTGGAGTGTGGTTGAACTCCTGGCGCTCGATCTTCTCGACGAGCCACTCGCGCGTGTCGGTCGCCCAGTCGAACATCACGGCGTGCATCTCGAGGGGGACCATGATCTGCATGCGTTTGACGAGCCTCATGGCGCGGCCCCACTCCCCGATCTTGTAGACGTTCCGCCCGGTGATGCTGCCCGTCGTGCGTGACTTGATGATGTTGCCGGCGGTGATGCCGCGGATTTGGTTATAGGCGGCCATCAGCGGTGCTTCCTTCCCTCGACGCGGATCGCCATGCGGCCCGTCGTGCCGGAGGGGTTGACGTCCTGGACCTTGGTGACCTCGTACGTCATGCCGCGGAACTCGATCAGGTCCTGGTACTGAGGCTCATAGACTTGGCCGGACTCTGTGCCGCCGGTCGCCTCGGCGTTGTAGAGGTCGACGCACAGGTCCGCGACGATCTCGCCGCCGCCGCGGCCGTAGCGGTTCTCGCGCGGTTCTTCTTCGACGACGCCGGCGACGGTCCACGTCTTGTAGGTCTTGTCGACCTCGCGGCGCTCGTGGTACATCGGGTGCGCGGTCTCCGAGGCAACGCTGTCGACGCGTTTGAACGTCACCTGGGCGGTGACGCCGTAGGTGGTCAGGAGGCATCCGAGCTTGTCGGTCATGCAGGCGGGGTCGAAGAACATTCAGATCACCCGCTGAAGATGCCGCTGGTGCGGACGCCGAGGTGGTCTTCGAAGCCGTCGATGAGCTTGTCGCGCAGCGAGAGCAGGACCCGGCCGCCGTCGAACTCGTACGAGCCGTTGGGAGACGGGATGCGGACCAGGCCGCCAGACTCGCTGACGAGGTTCTGGTCGATGAACTCCGCCATCGCCCGGTCGAGCAGGTACTTCTCTTCGAACACCGGGAGGTCGGCCCAATCCTGGACCACGCCGAACACGACGATGCCGACGACGCGCTCCATCGTGGTGGGGCGGACGATAACCATCTCGTGGAAGTTCCGGTAGAACTGCACCTCCCGCTGGTACTTCTCGCGGTAGCGGGAGCGCATGTGGTAGACGCTCGGCAGTTCACGGACGGCTCCGACCGTGCCGCCGTCGATCGAGGAGCCGTACCCCTGACCGAGCGGGGTGCTGGGCACGTCGTCGTGCACGTAGACGCCTTCGATGTAGATCACCTGCTCCGGCTCGCCCAGGTCGTCTCTCAGGGAGACGCGGATCTCGTCGAGCGGCAGGGTGAACTCCTGCGTCTTC